TTTTAATGACAAAGGGGTTCATGACTATGATGTGATAGATAAGAATGGTGAGGCTAATGTAGAACGTATGGATCTATCTAGCTTGAATATGTCTGACTTTGATATTAGCATAAGTTCCGGCCCAATGTATGAGAGCCAAAGAGACGAGTTAAGAGATAAGATTCTATCTATCTATCAAATAGACCCTCAAAAAGGTGGTTTATTACTTGACCTTATGATTGATGAAAATAGCTCATCAGAGGCCCGCTTAGTTAAGGAGAGACTAGAAAAAACTTTACCTGCTGAATTACGAGAACAAGATGAGAACGCTCCTGATCCTCAAGCTGTGCAAGCACTAGAACAAGCTGAGCAAGTTATTAATGAGCAAAACCAATCTATTGAAATGTATGAGGGCATAATAAGTCAATTACAATTCAAAATGATGGATGATGCCAAAGACCGTGAAGCTAGTTTTGTAGAGTTAGAGACTAAGCTAAAAGCCGATTATAACAAAGAGTTATTGAAACAAGAGCAAGAAAATTATAGAGCCGAATTAAAAGCTAATACTTCCATAGATCAGGAAGGCATGAAGCAAGAAGGCTCTAGCAAAAGGGAATTAGCTAATATAATTGCTGATGCCGAGAAAGATGTATTGAGTGGTGCTCAACCACCTGAAGAAACTTACCTATCCAATCCCACCAAAGGACTACCTCAAGGCCCTCGCAAGTCTAAAGTGGTTCCTAATGAGATTGGAGATCAACCGACTGCCACTGAGCAGGAAACAAGTAGCTAATTGGAGGCTATAATGAGCGAAGAACAAATCCAAGTACCGGAAGTTCAAACACAACCTACTGAGGCAACTCAGGAAACACCACAGGCGCAAGCGAAGCCTGAAGTAAAAGGAGACACCCCTCAATGGGTTCAGCCTAAGATTGACAAACTCACACGTCAAAAGCATGATCGTGATTCTGAGATTGAAAGATTAAAAGCTGAAAACAATACTTTGAGAGGTCAAGTACCTGAAAAGACCCGTGATGACTTCGGAAATGATGAGGAATTTATAACCCATCAAGTATCGAACCAAGTAAACTCTATATTGGAGACTAAGCAACAAGAGCAAACACAAGCTCAAGAGGCTCATGTTAGACAGGAAGAGGCTACTAAACGGTATGTTGAAAGAGTGCAATCATTGAAAGATGAAATACCTGACTATCAGGCTGTTGTAGGTGCTTCTACAGTTCCTATTCCTGATGATACAATTTCATTTATTCAAGAGTCTCCTGAAGGGCCTAAAGTGGCTTATCATTTGGCTAAAAATCCTAGTGATGCTATGGCACTGCATGGGATGGATGAACGCTCTAGAGATAGATACTTAATGAGATTAGAAATTTCTCTAGGACAAACTAAATTAAACCCTCCAACTAATCCACCTGCTCCACAAATGGAAACAAGTGCGGGCGGTGGGGTTGTTTCACTAGATCAAATGTCTATGAATGACTTTGTAAAAGCACGTAGACAAAGGAAATAAATAAAATGGCTAATACTATTTTAACTGATGACATCATCACAAAAGAAGCCCTTGCAATTCTGCATGAAGAACTGTCTTTCATTGGAAAGATTAACCGTCAATATGATTCATCTTTTAGCGGTTCAGGTGCTAAAATTGGGGATTCATTACGTATTCGCAAACCTGCACGTTATACTGTTCGTGATGGTTCAGCTCTATCAGTACAAAATCATACTGAAGAGAATATAACTCTAACTGTAAACACTCAGAAAGGTGTTGATGTTGAGTTCAGTTCTGTTGAGCTTACTTTGGAGCTTGAAGAGTTCTCAAGAACTGTTTTACGTCCACAAATGGCTATCTTAGCAAGTGCAATCGAAGCTGATGCCTTATCAATGATTAATGATGTTGGTAACTCAATCTATACAGGTTCAGATTTAACTTTTAAAGATGTTTTGAAAGCTAAAGCCCGTTTAGATCAGCAAACTACTCCTGAAGGTGAGCGCTGTATGTTGATTGATCCTATCACTGAAATCAACATTGTTGACGAAGTAAAAGGATTATTTCAATCTTCAAACCAAATCAACAACCAATATCTAAAAGGTTCTATTGGGACAACTGCCGGCTTTGATTGGTACGAGTCTAACAGAATGGAAACTGTTGTAAATGGTTCTGATGTAACAACTATTACAACTGTTGGAGCCTCTACAAATGGAGACACTACTATTGCATTAGCAGGTTTAGGTCTAACTGAGACTTATGCGGCAGGTATGGTTTTTACTGTTGCTTCTATCAAAGGTGTTCATCCTGAAACTAAGAAAGTATATGGTTATAACTATCAATTTACTCTAGCTTCTGATATGACTACAGACGGCTCAGGTAATGGAACAGCTGTAATTCAAGAAGCTATCTATGGGACAACTGCTCGTCAAAACTTGTCGGCTTTACCGGCTAATACTGATGCAGTTACTTTCTTAGGTGCGGCTTCTCAGTCTGCTTCTCAAAACTTGTCTTTTCATAAAGATGCGTTTACTTTTGCAACTGCCGACTTAGTTATGCCTAAAGGCGTTGATATGGCTTCTCGTCAAGTATTCGAAGGGATCTCTATGCGTATGGTTCGTGCATACGACATCAGTACAGATACTTTTCCTTGTCGTTTTGATGTTCTTTATGGATTCAAAACTCTAAGACCTGAGTATGCTTGTCGTTTGATTGAGCCTTTCGCTTAAATCTATATTAGGGGGTGTAAAAGCCCCCTTCTTTATTAACAAGGTGATAATATGAAAGAGTACCCAAAACGAGTTTATAGCAAGCTAACAGGCGAGCTAAAGAGTAAAAGAATAGAGTCTCAATCAGAAGAGGCAGATGGTTGGTTTGACCATCCTAATAAATGCGAAATTAAAAAGGTTGTTGAAAAAGAAGCACCTACTAAAAAGGCTGTTAAGAAGAAAGCAACTAAGAAAAAGGTTTAAAAATGGCAATTACTACAGCTAGAGACCTGTGCACAAGTTCACTAATCACTGCCGGTATAATAGGAGCTACAGAAGCACCTGAGAGTAGTGAGATAGCCGACGCACTTAATCAGTTAAATGGTTTAATTGATTCACTTAATATTGATAAACTTTGGCCCTATACTTATACAGAGTTTAGTGGGTCTTTAACTAGTGCTGTAGATGTTTATAGTGTTGGCCCTTCAGGGGGTTGGGTTACTCCTAGACCTGTTGAAATAACGGCACTATCTGTCATAGACTCAAACCGAGAAATACCATTAAAAGAGTATTCTAATAGAGATTGGGCTAATGCAGGTAAGAATGAAGATGTAGATGGTAGACCTAGATTTTTTAGGTATTTACCTAATCAATTAAATGGATCTATTGAGGTATACCCTACACCTAATCAAAACTACCCTATTAAATTGACTTATCAATACTCACTATTAGAATATGGATTGAATGATAATTTAGATTTACCTGCGGGATATAAGGGTTATCTTGAGTATGGCCTAGCAACTATCTTGGGGGTTAGATATGGTGTTAATGTTGATCGTATATCAATGATTGCTGAAAAACGCTTAAAAGCTATTAGAACGAATAATACAGAGACGGCCACTATGAGCTTAGGTAATTTGCCTATAGGTCGAAATAGTCATTACAATGTAAGAACGGACAGTTATCAATGATGGTCCCCTTTGTTGGCGGTGGGTCTGAGTATCGCTCTAGAGATGTTTCAGCTCAAAGATCTGTAAACCTATACCCTGAATTTGTAGATGTAAAGAACCCTAAAACAGGTGCTATTCTAATAGGAACGCCAGGAACAGAGACCTTTTCAGACCTTGGTGATATTGGTATTTGTCGAGGTATGTGGTATACCTCAACAAGTAGACTATTCGCTGTATATGGTGGTAATCTATATGAATTTGATAATGTAGGAGCTTACACTAATAAAGGGAATATTGGCCTTTTAGCTACTCCTGTGAGTATGACGGATAACGGTAAGTACTTAGTCTTTGCTGATGGTGTTAAGATGAGAACTTACAACCTAGATACAGGTGGAACTATTACAGAAATAACTATTCCTTTTGATAATCCTACTCAAATAGGCTATGTTGATAATAGAATTGTAGCTATCAATAATGA